CAGTCCTCATGGTCACCCTAGAAATGTCCGTCGATGAACTCGTCCAACGCGTCGTCGGAGCAACATCACAGATCCGCCTCACAACAATCCGGTCCGGGAAAATCCCCGACCAAGACTGGCGTCACCTAGCCCACGCTGCCGGCGAACTCGAGCCGGTCCCGATGTACATCCTCGACGACTCAGCAGCATCGATCGCCACCATCCGCGCCCAAGCACGACGCCTGTCAGCCAAACACGGCCTCGGGCTGATCGTCGTCGACTACCTCCAACTCATGACGTCGACAAGGTCACGGGACAACCGCCAAGTCGAGGTCGCCGAAATGTCATCAGGGCTGAAACGGATCGCCCGAGACCTCGCCGTCCCGGTCATCGCACTAGCCCAACTCAACCGTGGTGTCGAGCTTCGGGCCGACAAACGGCCCACACTGGCCGACATTCGCGAGAGCGGATCGATTGAAAACGACTCCGACGTCGTCATCGGTATCTACCGTGACGAGTACTACAACCCTGAAGGCCCAAACACCGGGGAAGCGGAGCTGCTCATCTTGAAGCAACGGAACGGGCCGACCGGCAACCCAGTCAAGCTCACCTACCGGGCCGACATCGGAGTGTTCCAGAACTACTACGCGAGGGGACACTGATGGCTAGAGCCAGGATGCTCCGAGCGACGTTCTTCTCGTCACAGAGGATGGGCACGGTGTCTCGTGACGCCCGCCTGCTCTTCGCTGGGTTGTGGGTTGTCGCTGACGACGAAGGCCGGCTCCCTGACAACGCCAGGTTGATCCTCGGTGAGGTGTTCCCGTGGGATCCTGACGTCAGGGAGGACGACGTCCGGTTGTGGTTGAACCAACTTGAGACGATCGGGTCGATCCGCCGGTACAACGTGAACGGTGGCGACTACATTTATATACCAAAATGGAGCAAACATCAGAAACCGCAACATCCAACATTGTCGTCACTTCCGCCACCACCGGACACCTGCTCGGAGGAACTCTCCACCCCCCCGGAGAACGACTCAGGAGAAACTCACGAACCGCTCACGAAAAACTCTCCCCAGGTTAGGTTAGGTCAGGTTAGGTCAGGTCAGGGGACCTTCGGCGTAACGCCTCAGGAACCGAAACCAACACCGGACGGGACCAAGCAAGCACCAGACCCAGGACTCGACATCGTCGGCAACCAGCTCGCCACCCGCTTCCACGCCACCCTGCGACCACGGAACCGCACCAGCCTCGAACTCGTCCGCACCGCGACCGTCGTCACTCACCTGCGGAAATGGATCTCCGACCAGATCATCGACGAGCTGATCGGCCGGATCATCGAAACGAACACCGAACCCGGCTCAGCCCGCTACCTGCTCATGGCCGGCCGGAACTGGGCTACCGAGAACCTTCCTGGGGTGAAGATCCCCGACGTACCAGGCCTCGGCGCAGCCCCACCCCAACGACGCACCGCATGAAAACCACCCACCCGACCGAACGGGAGAACCAATGACAACCCGCATCACCGAACTCACCCCGGAAAAACAAGCGCTCCTGCCGAAGTTCCGCGACGAATGGCTCGCCCGGGGGCTCGCAACAGGACCATGCGACCGGCCTGCGATCGAGGCGGCAGTCCGCAAGGTGTACGAGGGCGCTGGTCGCAAACCACCAGAAATCGTCATCTGGATGGGTTCCCCGCTCTGCGGGTGCTTCGCCAGTGCCGTTCTTGCCGAGCTCGGCAAGAACGGCACGCTTCGGGGCCAGCTTGGGGGCCAGCTTGGGGGCCAGCTTTGGGGCCAGCTTGGGGACCAGCTTGGGGGCCAGCTTTGGGGCCAGCTTCGGGACCAGCTTGGGGGCCAGCTTTGGGGCCAGCTTTGGGACCAGCTTGGGGGCCAGCTTTGGGGCCAGCTTTGGGGCCAGCTTGGGGGCCAGCTTGGGGACCAGCTTGGGGGCCAGCTTGGGGGCCAGCTTGGGGACCAGCTTGGGGACCAGCTTTGGGGCCAGCTTCGGGACCAGCTTGGGGACCAGCTTGGGGACCAGCTTCGGGACCAGCTTGGGGACCAGCTTTGGGGCCAGCTTCGGGGCCAGCTTGGGGACCAGCTTGGGGACCAGCTTCGCTATGCCATGTACGGCCAGCACGACATCCCATGGGTCGCTTGGTACAAGTTCGGTCACATGATCGGCGTGCAGCTCACCGAGGCGCAAAGCAGATGGTTGGACGGCATGGACGGACTTGCCGATTCCGGTTGGTGCTGGCCGTTAGAAGGCGCTGTGATCCTCACGGAACGACCAACGGTGATCGAGCGCGACGCCGACAATCGACTTCACTGCGAAACCGGACCAGCGGTGCTTTACCCCGACGGTTACGACCTGTGGGCTATCCACGGTGTCCGGGTCCCGTCGGTGGTGGTGGAGCACCCGGAGCGGATCACATCCGAGATGGTCCTATCCGAGCCGAACCAGGAGATCCGTCGGGTCATGGCGGACCGGCACGGCTGGGACCGGTTGGCTGAGGAAGGCGGGTGGCGGCTGGTCGGCTGCTGTGATGACCCGGGCAACCCTGGTCAGGTGCTCCGCTTGTGGGATCTTCCGGACGGAATGAACGCACCCACTGGTAACCCGCGCAACGGCACCGTCCGCTTGGTCACGTGCACGAATGGCAGCGTGGACCGTGACGGCACCCGCCGTCGGTTCGGACTGACCGTTGATGCCAAGCACGACGATCCTGTGTCGGCTATCGCAGCGTCGTACCGGATGACCAGAAAAGAATACGCAGGGTTGGCCCGTCGGTGCTGACCGTCGGCAAGTTCTTCCACACCAAAATCTCACACCACAAGAAAGGCAAATACCAATGACCACCACCCATGCGCTTCTCGAAGAGCACAACATGTCCACCAACCTCACCGACAACATCGACTTCCCGGTCATCGCCGGTCGCTCGCAAGCCCAAGGGGATCTCATCGTCGCCCCGACCAAGCCGGGGAAATCTACCCGTGAGCCCGTCACGATCCCCCGCGAAGGCATCCCGTTGCTGCGCGGCAACGGTGGTCACACCCACCTGCTGATCGGCGACGGGACGTGGACTGCTGGGCCCGTCGGTGCACCCGACCTTGGTGTGCTGACCGTCCCTGACGGTGGTGAGGCGGTCCTGTTGCACGAGGAGCACGGCGCGCTCGGCGTCGGTGCCGGCACGTACCGGATCGGCCGCCAGCAGGAACAGTGGGATGTGGTCCGAGTGGTTGCCGACTGATGATCCTTGTCGCTTCGACCCTTGCGGCGTACGTGTGCGACCAGGACGACACGTCGTTGGCGTGGCTCCGTAACGCTGAGACCATGGCTGAGGCTTCGCCTGAGCCCGTCCAGTTCTTCGCAGCCCTAGAGCTGGACCAACGAGGCCTGGAACCGTTCGGAGCGCTCCTAGGCCGCCTACAGCGGGTCGGTGGGACGTTCTGGACGTATCACCTTGATGATGGTCGCACCGAGGTGACAACGAACAACCGGGTGCGGCACATCACGTTCGGTCAGAACCTTTGCACCGACCAGGCCGTGTCGACGTGGGCGTCGCACCTGCTGTTCCTCGCCGCGGACACCGAACCACCAGCGGACTGCATCCCGAAACTCCTTGAGTTGGACCACCCGATCGTCGGTGGCGAAGTGTCCACCTACGGGTTGCACGGCAGGCCGGTGCCCGGTTACCCGTTCCCGGTCGAGTCGCACATGGCCACCGCAGCGTTTCTGATGTTGCGTCGGGACGTGTTCACGAAGATCCGGTGGCGGTGGGATCTGGACACCGGGATGACCGACGATCCGTGCATGCACCACGACGCTTACCACTTGCTCGGTCACGAAACGTACGTCCGTAAGGACGTGGTGGCTAGGCATTGGCCGGAAGCGATCGGTCCGATCGAGACCCGAGGTCACGACATGACGGTGCATCGGTGAGGACCGCTCTTGTCACTGGTGCCGCTGGTTTCGTCGGCAGTCACATCACCCGGGCGTTGCTTGACGACGGGTGGGCCGTGAAAGCGATCGACCTTGTCGAAGCGCTAGGCGTGGAGCAACAAGACGCGTTGGACGTGTTCCGCAACGACACGTTCGACGTTGACCTCGCTGTTCACTGTGCGGCGATCGTCGGTGGTCGTTCCGTGATCGACGGGACACCGTTGTCGATCGCCACGAACCTGGCGTTGGACTCGTGGTTCGTTCGTTGGGGAACGGTCCACGCCGGAAGGATGGTGTACTTCTCGAGCTCGGCCGCGTACCCGGTGGCGTTGCAGGACGGCGTCGGACCACCGATCCTTCTTCGTGAGACGGACCTGTTCGCGGCTGAGATGGCTGACAACACCTACGGGCTGGCCAAGGTCATCGGCGAGCACCTCGTCCAGCTTGCCAACCGTGACACCCCGAAATGCCACATCTTCAGACCGTTCAGCGGGTACGGCGAAGACCAGGACCTCGCCTACCCGTTCCCGAGTTTCATCGCCCGGGCGTTACGACGTGACGACCCGTTCGAGATTTGGGGTGACGGCCGACAAACCCGGGATTTCATCCACATCGACGATGTGGTGGAAGCCGTGCTCAAAGCGATCAACACCGACTTTTGGGGACCGGTCAACCTTGGCACCGGGATCGGAACCACTTTTGATCAGCTCGCCGCGATGGTGTGCGCAGCGGTCGGTTACACCCCGAAGATCCGACATCTGGTCGACAAACCGACCGGGGTGCAACATCGTGTCGCGGACGTCACGATCATGTCGGAACTGCACGTCCCTGACGTGACGTTGGACGAGGGCATCTCACGGTCGTTGCAGTGGCAACGCGAAGAGATGGAACTGCAAGCCGAACTGGCCGCAGGCGGCGTTCGGTTCGAGACGAGCGCCGAAGCAATCGCATGGTTGACAGAAAACATCAGCGACATATGACAAGAGGGAGCAGCATGAGATTCAGGAAAGACGACCCGATCGAACTGTGGATGCTGACAGCCGAAGAGCTAGAGGACGCCAAGAACGTCGTCGGAAGCCGAACACCGAACGCCATCAAGTTTATTGACGGTGATGTCATCTCCATCAACGCTCGGACTCGGGGCCACGTAGCGGTCACGAAGCTGATGCGAGTCGTACGGGAGCAGAACGAAGAAGAAGTCCGACTCCGGCTATCCGAGCTGGCGCTCAAGCGTGTCTACGGAGAACTTGCCGACATCGACACGCTCAAGGACGCGTTGGCCGAAGAGAAGAAACTGCGCTTGGCGGCACAGAAAGATCGCGATGACGCGATCGCCGCAGAACGTTCCGCCAAACGACGCCTTGAACTCGCTACCGCCCAACCCGCTATCGCCGAGCACGCTAGGAGCACACAACGATGACCGCAGCAGACCTGTTCAAGACCACCGGTACGTATACCCGGTATCAAGCCGAGATCCAAGTCGTCGACAAGATGATCGGTGGTATCCCGAAGAACCCTGACACGATCAAGCAGTGGTTGAAGGCTCGGCTTGATGTCGGCGACCAAGAGCTGATCCAGTTGACGAGGGAAACAGCTATGGAGATGAAGGCCGTCAACGATGAGACCCCGAGCATCGACACGCTGGTCGATGAGGTCGCCCGCAAGTTTGAGGGAGGCCAAGGATTCAAGACCGTCGACGGACAGCTTGTCTACGAGGGCCGGTGCATGAAGGCCGCCCTGAAGGAAGCCATGAACGTTGCCTATCCCGGCACGTCGTTTCCCGGCAAGCCGAAACAGGTCAACAAGGAAGGCAAGGAAGCCGATCTGGTCCGCAAAGGGTTGCTGCGATTCGGTGCGGAGACGATCTTCGTCGAGGAGAACTACATCCCGCTCGGCGTGTCCGAACCGTCAGGTACGGAGCAGCGGATCAAGCACATCGTGACACCGCAAGGCCCGCGTTCCGCGATCACCGTTGTCGACTACGTCGAGAAACCGAAACTGTCCTGCACGATCCGGGTCATGGACGACTTCTTGCCACCAGAAGCGTGGGGTCGGATCTGGTCGATCTTGGAGAACATCGGGCTCGGCACGGACCGTGCAAGATCAGACGGCAAGTTCGAGCTCATCGGATGGGACAAACTCCGCTAACACAAGCAGTAACCCTTACCCGGGTCATCCCCGGTACCCAACGCGACCCGCCGGCCCGCTCCGCGCCTCGCCGACCCTCACCGCCCCGCGCCGACCATCCGTCCCGTCCCATGCCGCCTTGCCGCGCCGACAGCCCGCACCTCGCCAGCCCTAGCCGCGCCGACATGCCATTCCAGGCCCTGCCTCGCCGCGCCAGACCGACGAGCCAGGCCTAACCTATTCGCGCCGTGCGCTCGCGCTGTCCTCGCCGCGCCGACCACCCACGCCATGGCGCACCGTGCCTTGCCGATTCCGCACCGCGCCAGCCCGCGCCGACTTGCCGCGACGACTAACCACGCCGGGCCGCGCCCTGCCGCGCCGACTCGCCTCGCCACTCCGCGCCCACGCCCACGCCCACGCCCACGCCGACCACCCTGACCTCACCGCCAGTCCCGATGTCACCCCCGTCATGACCTGAGACGGGGGTGACAACCGGTCGCTCTCGCCCGAGCGCTAACCAGCGTAAGCGACCGAAAGCCGGGAACAGGTGACCACCAACCAACTACTCACACCAGCCGAGCTGGCACACCAGCTCAAGATCAGCGTCGAAACACTCCGCTACTGGCGCCACAAAGGCACCGGACCACCCTTCACCAAACTCGGACGACACGTCCGCTACGACGCCGAAGCAGTCGTCGCCTGGCTCAACCAACAACACGCCAACTCGACCATCCGGCCATTCGTCCCACCACGGACGCAGCAACGGTGAAAGTCGCCTACATCACCCCCGACTTTGCCGACAAACGCGGCACCTCCGACGTGCTCGGCAGCCTTGTTCTCAGCAAGCGAGCAGGGCAACGACCACGAAGCATCGGCGGAGCCGGTTACTACCGATGCCAGCTCCCAGCAGACGGTCTCAACCGCTACAGCGACGACATCCACGCCGAGGTGTTCGCAGGCGCATGGTCAGACCCGAAAACCGGGATCCTCTACCCGGTCAAGCACCAAGACCGCTACAACGCCGACCAACTCATCTGCGACGAGACCGGATGGGACATCATCGTCCTGCAACGGTGGATGGCCGAAGCAGACCGCGGCCGAATCCTACGAGCCCGATCAGCCGGCCAAGTCGTCATCCAAGACGTCGACGACCACTTCTGGGCAGTCGACCGAGCCAACAACGCCTACCACGAGATCCGACGCAAGGACTGGAACGCCGAGTACTACCGCGCCAACCTTGCCGTCAGCGACCACATCACCGTGTCGACGCCATACCTAGCCGAGCACCTCGCCGACCTTGGTGTGCCGATCACCGTCATCGGCAACGCCATCGACCTCGACCAATGGACACCACAACCGATCCGTGACGACCTCGAAGCGATCGGCTGGTGCGGTCACACCGGGTTTCGTTCAGGCGACCTCGAGACCGTAGGCAACGCAGTGCGCCACTTCCTCAAAGATCACCCCAAGATCCGATTCATCCACGGAGGCCACGACCCGGCGTCGACCCACATAGGCGACCTGCTCAACCTCCCGAAACACCGGATCGAAACACGGCGCACCAGACCTATCGAACGATGGCCAGCCATCTGGCACGGCATCGACGTGGCAATCATCCCGCTCAACGACGTGCCCTTCAACCGGGCGAAAAGCGCGCTCAAAGGCATGGAAGCAAGCGCCTCGAACATCCCGTTCATCGCCACCCGCATCGACAGCTACCAAACCTACGGACAAGGCCAACTCGTCACCACGCCAACCGAATGGCGAGACGCACTCGAAGCATCCCTCGACCACAACACTCGCCAACACTCCGCAACACTCGCCAACACTCGGATACAACAAGACCATATCAATGTCCGTTGGAAAGACTGGTATACCGTCTATCGACAGGTATGCCCTACCACCTGAACACCTACCCCACCCGGTGGGGGTCAGCCGCGAATAGCCGAGGGGTCGCCACCCTTTGCCAACCCCCCCGCTGTCTGTACGGGTTGGGACGTCCAGGTTTCGTGCGAATCCTGCCGGTCCTCGCCGGGATTCGCTGATGCCCGGCCCGGTCCCGAAGAGATCCGACGTTCGTCGGCGGCGGAATAAGGCGGACGAGCCGCAGAAGGCGCCTTCGGGTGTTGTTGCCCAGCCGGGTGCTTGTCCGGAGCCGGATCCGGCTTGGCATCCGATTGCTGCTGGTTGGTTCATAGCGCTCGGCGAGTCCGGCCAGGCGGTGTTTTACGAGCCGTCGGATTGGGCCACGGCACGGTTGATCGCTGAGTCGATGAGCCGGGACTTGCAACCGCAGGTCGTCGGGGTGATCCAGGACGGGAAGGACGCCGGCCTGGTCGTAAAGGAGGTCATTCCGCTTAAGGGCGCCAGTCTGACTGCCTATCTGCGGGCGATGTCGGTGCTGTTGGTGACTGAGGGCGACCGTCGTCGGATGCGGTTGGAGTTGCAGCGTGGTGAGGCGCCGCCGGCGCCGCCGAGTGTGGCGTTGATGGAGAACTACCGTCGTGCCGCGGGTCGCAAGCAAGCCTAGGGCGGTCCGGTCGTGGCCTGACCGGGTGCCTCCTGAGAATCGGACGCTCGGTTGGTACTGCCTTGCGTGGACAGCGGACTGGTTGTTGCAGCCGGATGGCCCGTCGGCGGGTGAGCCGTGGGTGTTCACCGATGAGCAGGCCCGGATCGTGCTCCGCTGGTATCAGATCGACGCCCGGGGCCGGTTCGCGTTCCGTCGTGGCGTGCTGCGACGGATGAAGGGTTGGGGCAAGGACCCGTTCCTTGCTGCGATCGCCGCTTTTGAGCTGTGCGGCGAGTGCCGCTTCGGCGGGTTCGACGCCAGCGGGACACCTCGAGCGATGCAGCACTCCGCACCGTGGATTCAGGTCGCGGCGGTGGCGAAAGATCAGACCCGGAACACCATGACGTTGTTTCCTGGGTTGTTCTCGCCTGAGGCGGTGGTGGAGTACCAGCTCGACATCGGCAAGGAGATCATCTACGCCCGGGGTGGCCGTGGCCGCATCGAGGCGGTCACGTCGTCACCCCGGGCTCTTGAGGGTGGTCGACCTTCGCTGGTGATCTTGAACGAGACCCATCACTGGGTGGAGGCCAACGAGGGCATTGAGATGGGCGACGCGATCCGTCGGAACCTCGGCAAGTCCCGGGACGGTTCGGCTCGGTCGATGGAAATCACTAACGCCCATCTGCCCGGTGAGGGGTCGGTGGCTGAGGCGACTCATGAGGCGTGGGTGAACTCGGGTGGGAAGTTGCCCGGGGTGTACTTCGACGCTTTGGAGTCGCCGTTGTTGACCCGGTCCACTGGGCCGGGTCTGTCCGAGGTCGTGCCGTTGTCGGAGATGTCGGACGAGCAGGTCCGCACAGGTCTGCTCGCCGCTCGAGGTGATTCCGAGTGGGTCGACCCGGAGCGGTTGCTGTCCGAGATTCGTGATCCGGTCACTCCGGAGTCACAGTCCCGTCGTTTCTACTTCAACCAGGTGACGAAGGTCGGTGCCGTCTGGTTGCCACCGGGTGCGTGGGATGCCTGCCAGGACAAGACCCGGTCGATTCCCGATCACGCCAAGGTGGTGCTCGGGTTCGACGGTTCGATCGGTGACGACGTGACCTGTCTGGTCGTCGCTTCGATCGACGCCATCCCCCATGTGGATGTTGTGCAGGCGTGGTTGAAGCCGGCGGACGATCCACTGTGGAAAGTTCCTCGCGCTCAGGTGAAGGACGCCGTTCGGGATGCGTGCCGTCGCTGGAAGGTGATGGAGGTCGCCTGGGACATGTTCGTGTGGCGTGACGCAGCAGAGGAACTCGCCGACGAGGGCTTGCCGGTGGTCGAGTTCCCTCAGCGCGGTTCGCACATGATCCCTGCGACTCAGCGGTTCTACCAGGCGGTCGTCGCGAAGACGATGACGCATTCGGGAGACAAGTTGCTCGCCACTCACGTGGCGAATGCTCGGGCGAAGACGGACTCCCGTGGCAGCCGGCTGGTGAAGGACGGGACGCACTCGCCCCGCAAGATCGACTTGGCCGTGGCGTCGGTGATGGCGTTTGAGCGTGCCGCCGCGCTGGCCCATACCCATGACGGCGGGATCGCCGTGGCGTCTTACCGGGACTTTGAGCAGCGTTTCAGCCCTGAGCAGATCGCTGCGAAGCGCGAGGCGCACCAAAACCGGGTGAAGGAAATCATGGCCCGTTCGGCCCGTGGTTCACGAGAAGAGCGCGGGTACGGCTACGCGCACCGCCAAGAACGTGAGAAGTGGGCTCCGAAGGTCGCCCAAGGCGGGGTTGATTGCGCCCGTTGCCACCAGCGGATCGTCCCCGGCGAGGAATGGCATCTGGATCACGCCGATGACCGTGACGGGTACCTCGGGCCGTCCCACGCCCGGTGCAACGACTCGGCTGCTGGCCGGAAAAAGGGTCGCAGGTGAAGCTGTCCGTCGGCGACGTCCTCGAGCTGGTCGGCCTTGCCCTAGTGGTCCTCGTGGTGTGGTTGGCCACCGGGTTGGCGTGGGCGACGTGCATCCCCGCCGCCGCCGGCCTGCTGTACCTGGCGCACGCCTGGGACTGGGACGGCATCGGCGGCGCGACGGGTGCCGTCGCGCCGGCAAAGCCTGCTGAGCCGATCGTCACGAACCGGTACACCGCATGAGCCTGTCTCTGTTCCACCGTCCCGAGCGCCGGGCGATCGACCCGACCGGGTCCGGTTTCTCGAACTGGGACTCGATCGCCATGACCGGTGTTGTCCCACCGCACGGGTACGACTACATGAACCGGGCCGGTGTCGAGGTGACACCGAAGACGGTGCTCGGCATCGGGGTGGTGCAGCGGTGTCTGGAGGTTATCCAGAACGCCATGTTCGTGATGGGCCCACCGCGCGCGCATCGCCGGGCGTTCGACAAGGACGGTTTCCCGTACCCGCAGTGGATCCCGGAGAAGGACCCGCAGTACCCGTCGGTGCTGTCCCAGCCGTGGGGGACGACCCGGTTCGCAGACAACGCCCCGGTGGCTTACAACATCGGCGCCGGCCGGACGTTCGCGTCGCTTGGACTGTTCGGTTCGGCGTGGTGGCTGTGCACGTCCCGTTCGACCTACGGCAAGATGGCCGCGCTTGAGGTGTTGCACCCGTCGTTCATCGACTTCGGGCCGCCGGGCAAGCCGGTCGATTCGATCTGGTACGGGATCGGGAACCAACGCGTCGAGCTCGACCCGGCCGACATGGTGCCGTTGTACCGGTTGATTCTGCCCGGTGACCGGGCCGCTTTGTCCCCGGTGAAGTCGCAGGCGTCGATCTTCGCCATTGCGATCGCCGCAGTGCAGTACTCCCAGATGTGGTTCTCCCAGGGTGGCCAGCCGGGGTACGTGCTGACGACGGACAACAAGCTGAACCCCGACGACATCGACCGGATCTTTGAGCACATCCTGTTGGAGCATTCCGGGCTGAACAAGGCGTACAACCCGTTGATCCTTGACTCGGGGGTGAAACCGTCGATCACCCAGATGGACCCCGAGAAGTCGCAGATGAACGAGACGCTCGGCTACGTCCGCCAGGAGATCGCCGGGTACTTCGGTTTGCCGTTGCACTTGGTCGGCGCTGCTGGTGACTCGGGGAACGTGTGGGGCAAGGGCATCCAAGAGATCAACTACTCGATGAACGACTTCACCTTGTCCGGTTACCGGATCCCGTTTGAGGAGGCGTTCTCGTCGATCATCCCTCGTGGCCAGTACGCCAAGGTCAACGAACGGGCGATCCTGCGGGCGAACAGCCTCGACAACTCCCACGCCAGTTTGGCGAACCGGCAAGGCGCGGTGACGACACCGAACGAGGAGCGCCGCCTGCTCGGCTTGCCGCCGCTTTCCGAGCCGTCGGCGGACTCGATCACTACCCCGCTGAACAGCAACATTCCACCTCCCCCTGACAACTCTGGCTCCGATTCCGGGGCCGAAGGAGAAGCAGCCTGATGGCCGACAAGTACAACTCTGACGACATGAAGGACCTGCTCGACAAGGGGCAGGCGATGAAGAACGCCAACGGTGACCCGTCGTACCCGGTGGCGGATCAGGAAGACATCGAAAACGCGATCAAGGCTGTGGGTCGTGGGGGGGCCGATCACGACGCGATCCGTCTGCACATCATCCAAGGTGCTGCGAAGCTGGGCCTGTCGAAGCTGATCCCTGACACGTGGAACACCAAGGACGGGTCGTTGACCACCGACACCGAGTCGAAGTCCCGTGTCGTGCCAGCGACGAAAGAAGCCCGAGCTGACGCTGCTCAGTCGTTCGGTGACATCGAGTCGAAGGTGTACGAGGCGCTGATCGGGTCGATGAAGAGCTTCTCGGATCCGTACCCGGACTGCTGGGTCATGGACCTGGGCGTCGACTGGGTCGTGTTCCAGTCCTACGATCCGCATCCGTTCGGCCCGGCGGGGCTGTGGAAGCTCAGCTACGCCATCGACGCTGACGGGCTCGTCACGTTCTCCGGTGACCCGGTGCGCGTCGATCAGGTGACCAGCTTTGTGCCGGTCGAGATGAACAACGGTAGGGGCCCAGCCGAGCTCCGTGCCGATGACATGGTGAACTGCCCGACCTGCAAGGGGAAAGGCACGATCCTGGACGGCAACCGGGACTGCCCGGACTGCGCCGACGGCAAGGTGACCGCGGATAAGGCGGCGAAGATGACCGAGACGAAGTCGGCGCACATCCCGTCGCGGTCCCGGCGGCGGCCGTTGCAGCACGCCCGACGATCGCTGGATCGTCTCCCCGAGACCCGCCAGGTGGCCACCGGTTTTGAGCGGCGGGTGGAGCAGGACGGCGACGACCTGATCTTGGTCGGCACTCCGATCGTCTACGACACCCCCTACGACGTCCGGGACATGCTCGGCACGTTCCGCGAGACGATGAAGCCTGGTGTTGCTCGTGACGTCTTGTCGGCCGGTGCTGACGTGCGGTTCCTGACCAATCACGAGGGCGAGCCGTATGCCCGGACCGCGTCGGGGACGTTGGTCCTCACCGACACCCCGACCGGGTTGCGGTCCGAGGCCCACCTCGACGGACGCCAGCAGTCCGCCTACGACTTGGCGTGCAAGGTGGAACGCGGCGACATCTCGCAAATGTCGATCGGGTTCTGCGTGGCCAACGACGGCGACGAGTGGCGTTGGGGGAACGACGGGACCGAGGAGCGCGAAGTGTTGGCCTTCTCAGAATTGCTGGATGTGTCCGCGGTAACGTACCCGGCGTCGCCGACAACGTCGATCGCTTTGGCCCAGCGGATGCTGGCCCGGGCCGGGACCGAGTCTCGCGAACGGATCCGTCGGGTGTTCGAGCTCGGCGGGTCGCTTCGTTCCGGACAGGTCCTCGCTGCGAAAGACGCCGACGCTCTCCGCTCGGCCGCCGAGGCGCTCTACACCGCTGCTGGGTCGGCCGTGCCGATCGAGGCCCGCTTGGACGCGTACACCCGGGCCACTGACGCGATGGTGAAGGCGTTGCGGGCCGGGAAGGTGCTGTCGTCGGACAACCAGTCCGATCTGGAGGCGGCGCTGGAGGCGTTGCACGCCGCGGACGACATCGACATCCCGGGGATCACCGCCCAGTTGGAGACGATCGACAAGGCGCTCGACGCTGGCCAGGCCGGTCTGGCCGCGGTGCTCGGTCGTGCGAACCCGGACGGGGACGCCAACGACAAGAACCCGACGTTGGTTCCGGCTGGGTCCGCGGCGTCGGATGCGGACGCCCGGGCTCGGCAACGGCAGCGTCTTATGCTGATCGCTTAACGCTCATTACCGTCAACCACCGCTAGCCACCATATAGGCAAATATCTGAGCCACGAGATCCTTGACATGTGGCAATCACGCATGTAAAGGTTGATCTGCAGTCCACCACCGGCCCCTCGGCGGAGCGTCGCTCCCGTCGGGCTGTTGCCCTCGGCTCACGAGATGAGCCCTGGAGGTGTGGAACGGCGAATCCCCCCATTCGTTTGTTTCCGCGCCCCCAGGAGGGCCACTCATGTCGATGCTGGACACCCTGCGCGAGAACCGCGCCAAGCTCGCCGATCAGGTCGAGGCCAAGCGGGCCGAGCACCTGAAGATCGTCACCGAAGAGCGGGCACTCACCGCTGACGAAGAGACCGAGTTCACCAACCTCCGGTCCCGTCTGACGAGCATCGACTCGGCGCTGGTCGAGGAAGAGGCCCGTGAGGCCGAGGCGCTCAAGCAGCAGGAAGAGCGCGACGTCAAGCTCGGCGGTGACGGCAAGGGCGATCCCGGCCACGGCGCCCCGAACATCCGGGTCGGTTTCGAGGCCGACTTGGTGTACTCCAAGTCCCACCCGGAGAACTCCTGGTATCAGGACATGCTCGACGTCAACTACGCCGGGCCCCGCCAGCTCGAGGCGTTGGAGCGCATGCGCCGCCACCAGGAGCAGATGGAGGGCATCTACCGGGCCGGCGCTGCGGGCAAGGACGAGCACGGTCAACGGGCGCACCGGGCGGTCGCCTCGTATGTCCGGGAGAACACCCGGTTCAACAAGGAGCAGCGGGCCACGTCGACCGGTGGGTCGTCGATGGGTGACTTCGCTCCGACGATCTACATGCTCCCCGAATACGCCCCGTTCCGCACCTACGGCCGGACGCTGATCGACAACTTGAAGAAGTACCCGATGCCCGACAGCGGTCTGGTGTTCGCGGTGCCGACGATCACCCAGCCGACCCAGGGTGTGAACCAGACGAACTCGGCCACCCAGGGGGCCAACGAGAACACCACGGTGTCGTCTCGGGACATGACGGCGACGTATCAGACGGGGACGTTGCAGACGATCGTCGACAACCTCAACGTGTCGCAGCAGTACCTGGACCGGGTCGGTCCTGGCATCGAGGGCGACATGATCGTCCACGACGACCAGCAGCGACAGATGAACCGGTTGTTGAACATCTACGCCTGGAACGCCCTGTTCGCGTCGGGTGTCGGTGTGGTGCCCTACACGGACACCGCGTTCAACGCGTACAAGTTCAAGGCTGCGTGCCATCAGGCGAAGGCTGCGATCCGCAAGACCGACGGTGTGGTCGCTTACCCGACCACGTTCTTCGGGGACGCGGACCTGTGGGAGTCGATCGAGGGTGCCTACGACGGTCAGAACCGGCCGTTCGTCGTCCCGCAGGGTGTGGCATTCAACCCGATCGCGGTCGGTGACGAGTCCAACGCCCCGGAGGGTTACACCGGCTTCAAGTTCGCTGGGCTGCCCGCCTTCGCTGACGAGGCGATGTGGGTGTCGTGGTCCGGTGGTGCGGCCTCCTCCGGCGGGTCCGGGTATCACCCGGCGGTTATCGGCGCCTTCGACATCGCGTCGTACTGGATGGAAGGTGCCCCGGTGATCCGGGTGCTTCCTCAGCCCGGCGCGGCGTCCCTGACGGTGCTGATCCAGCAGTACAACTACGCCGCCTACGTGCCCATCTACCTGAACGCCATCCAGGCGATCTACGGCACCGGGACCACCACGAGCTACCTGCTCTAAGCCCTTCCGCCTGACGCCCCGAGGTCCTGCCATGACGAGGGCCTGGACCTCGGGGCGTCAGGAGGACAAGGCCAGAGGAGGCCCTGCTCCGTGCCCGATGACGACGATGGAAACGACAAGCTCGGACAGCCCGTCGCGGCGCTGGTATCCCCCCCTGGCGCCCGGCGGGTTGTCCGTCGCGCCGACTTGCTGGTCGAGGTCAGTACGGCACCGTCCCGTGAGACCCGCTGATGGGTTTCACTGCCATCACCGTCACGCACGGCCCGATCCTGAACTTGGACGGGTCGTACGGGTCGGGGACGGTCGCGTTCCGGCTGTCAACGCGGATCACCAACGGTGTGCAGACTTACACCCCGGTGGTCCCGGTTCACGCCACAGTGTCGCCCGAGGGGATGCTCTCGCAGGTCCTACCAGCGAACAACGACCCGGCCACCCTGCCCGCAGGGTCGTTCTACATTGTCACGTTCTTCCTGAACGGCAGCTCGGGTCAGACGTTGTCGGGCGACGAGTACGAGATCACGGTCCCGTACAACGCCCCCGGGGGCACGGTCGATCTCGGCACGCTCCTGCCCGGGCAGGTCGGGCCGTCGGGTCCGTCGTGAGCACCGTGCTCGGCACTGAGACGTGGCCGGTTTGGTTGGACCGCGACGCCCAGGTCAAACCGTGGTTGCAGTTCGCCGGGACCGACACCACCCACGACGCGATCCTCGACGTGATAATCGCCGGGGTCTGCGCTCGCGCCGCGAAACTGCACGGCGGTCCGATCCTGCCGACCACCTACGGTCCCGACGACGGGCTCGGGAAGTTCGACGGGTCCGGCGGGCTGAACTCCGGGTACATCATGTTGCCGCGCCGACCGGTGATCCAGGTCGTCGAGGTCGTCGAGTACCAGGGGCAGTCCCCGGTGGTGCTCCCCGAGGTCACCGACCCGTTCACGGGTGCCGACGGTTTCCAGGTCAACTACCGGTCCGGGCGGATCACCCGTGTGCTCGGCGGGTTGTGGAACCGGCCTTTCTACCCCGGCTCGAACAACGTGTGGATCACCTGGGTGGCCGGTTACAACCCGATCGACCCGGACTGGATCCAAGCGGCGCTCGAGTGGGTGGCGTTCGTGTTCCGCAACACCCAGCAGACGCTCTCGGCGAAGGCCGGGCTGTCGCTGTCGCAGGAGTACGACCCGTCTGACGCCACCGACATCCTCTACCGGGGTGTGCCAGCGCGGATCACCTCGGTGTTCACGTCGAACTCGGCGATCGGGATCCGATGAGCACCGCCACTGTCGTCTCGACCGTTCCCGGTGCGATCGGCACGTTGCAGACCCATTTCGACAACGTCGCCGCGGCGAACCCGACGCTCAACCTCGGTGTGTTCGTTGGGGACCCGACGGGGGAACTGCCGAACAACTACTTGATGATCGGGAGTTGGCCTGAGGGGAACCTGATCGACGGGTACGAGGGCGGGTTCCCGTGGTTGCAGGCCAACGGGTACGAGAAGTCCGAGGACTACAAAGTCACGTGCCACCTTCGGGTGTGGGGTGGCGACGTGGACCAGCTCGGCCGGCTCACGGACGCCTTTACGGTGATCGACGGGGTGCTGTCCGAGCTCACCGGCGACGTTGGCGGTTCGAGCTCTTTGTCGTCGTCCGGGTCGTGGCAGGTCACTGACATCGCTAACCCGCTGACCGGGCCTATGGGTGCCGTTGGCGGGTGGGGCCTGATCTTCACGTTCGACGTGCACGTCGTCAACGTCCGGCTGAGTTCGCAATGACAGGAGACTGGTTATGACCATCGGTAGCGGCCTTGGGTCGTCAATCGGCTCGGGCATCGAGACCACGTACGGGACGTCTGCGGTCCCGACACAGTGGACTCCGGTCGACGCCCCGCAGATCAAGCTCAACCCGCACTTCGAGCAGGGCGTCGGGTTGCGTGCTGGCGCGGACGTCACCGACATCGCAGATCACGTCCTCACCACCGCCGACGCCGGCGGGACGGTGAAGATGGAGGTGTACGCCAAGGGTGTTGGCCGGTGGATCGGCTGCCTCATGGGCTCGCTGACCTCTGGTGTACCGGTCATGCAGTCGACGGGGGTCTACAAGCAGATCCACGCTTGGCAGAACCAGGCTGGCAACTCGCTCACCCTGCAGGAAGGTGTGCCGCAAACCAACGGCACGGTCGAGGACTACGTGACCGTCGGGGCGAAGGTCACCGAGGCCACGTTCGATCTGTCCGCCTCCGGGCTGCTTGAGGCGTCGTTCACGATCGACGGCCGGGACCGGCTCAAGTTGGGGGCGAACATCGGTGCCCCGTCGTATCTGACAGCGGCGCCGCCGTTCGCGTGGCAGCAAGCCGTGGTGTCGATGGGCCCCTACGGCTCCGAAGTTCCGGTCCCCGGGATCAAGAAGGTCGGCTTGTCGTACAAGCGGGCGCTGTCCGCGGCTCGTTTCAACGTCGGGGCGGTCTCGTCCTCGCCGCTCGGGTACGGGATCAAGCAGGAGCCGATCCCGAACGGGTGGGCCGACATCCAGGTCACGCTCGACACCGAGTACCTGACCGACGCCGAGTTCGTTGCGCTGTTCCGCTCCCAGACCCAGCAGTCGATCATCGTCACGTTCACCGGGGCGAACATCCCGTCGACCACCACCCCCGCCTCGATCACGTTCGCGTTCCCGACGGTGATCTTCGAGGGGACCGACCCGACGGTGACCGGCCCGGACATCGTGCAGCCGTCGATGACCGGCATGGTCCGAAACGACTCGACCAACAAGTCCGGGGTGGCCGTGTCCACGATCACCATCGTGTCCGGGGAGTCGACGCTCTGATGGCGTTGCTCTCGTGCGAGGTCGACGGGGTCCGCCATGCCGTCGACTTGGAAGACATCATGGCGTCGGAATGGAAAGACATTCAGGCTTACACCGGTTGCACCCCGGTCGACATTCAAGACGCTTTGCAGAAGGGCAGCGTCGAGGCGTGCGAGGCGATCTTCTGGCTGGTGTCGAAGCGGGCCGGGAACGTGTTCGCGATCGGCTCGGCGGACTTCCCGCTCGTCAAGTTCCTTTCCAGTTTCAAGGCCAGCGAGGACAAAAGCCCAAAAGACCCCGAGACCCCCGTCTCGAAGGTCGCAGTTCTCTAAGCGAACGGAAGTTCGCACGAAAGGTCGAGGACAACCCGAATGCGTGGGAACTGCGGTGCCGGTACCTCGGGTACTTCGCCAGTGAGTGGCACCTCCCACCGTCGGAGATCGACGCCATGGGCTACTGGGATCTTGTCGGGTTGGCGATGACCGTCGATGACGAGATCGAGGCACGGAAGAAGCAGGCGAGAGAGCAACGGGCGGTGAGATAGGTGGGCATTTCGATCAACGCGAACGTCGACCCGGTCAAGAAGCTGGCTCGTCAACTCCGCAAGGCCGACCCGGTGGTTGCGAAGAAACTCCGGGGTGGGGTGAAAGAAGCCGGCGAGCTGGTCGCTGACCGGGCCCGTGAGTTGTCGTCGTTCTCAACCAAGATCCCCGGCACCATCCGCACTAGGGCTGTTGCTACGACTGTGACGATCGTCGCTGGGAACGACAAGGTCCCCCAGGCTGCACTGTTTGAGCGGGCCACCGGGTGGCGTCACCCGCTGTTCGGGAACAAGAAACACTGGTACGACGAAGGCCCCCGACGGTTCCTTCAGCCAGCGCTGGACGACAAGGCCGTCGAAGCCCAACGGAAGATCATCGACGCGGTGATGGAAGCCGTGGACGAAGTCATGGACACGGGCGAGTAGGCCATGGCGAATACTGTCACCGTCAAACTCTCGGGGGATGCCGAGTCGCTGATCCGGGTGTTCGCTGAGGCGTCGGCTGCCGCTGACGCGTCGGCTGACGACATGAAGGAGAAGTTCGCCGCGGCGTCGGTCGAGCTCGATGTGTTGTCCCGGAACGCGAATGGTGCGGGCGGGTCGATCAAGGATCTCGGCGATAAGGCTAGGACTGCCGGGGACGACATCAGTGGCATGTCGGACAAGAACGCCGCCGCGTCCGATGGCATGGGGATGTTGATGAAGACGGCGTTGGCGACCGTGCCGGCGATCCTCGGGATCGGCCAGGTGGCCGTGGCAGCCGGTATCGGCCTGGTGGGGGCGTTCGCTTCTGCTGGTGCTGGCCTGGCGGTGTTCGATTTGGCTGCAGGGGCGGCTAAGACGTCGTTTGAGACGTCGGCGTCGGGGATCCTGACCGCCTGGCAGAAGACCATGCAACCGTTCGTGACCCCGGTGTTCACCGAAGCACTGGGGGCGATCAAGAACGGGTTGGCTGATCTCACGCCGGTCGCTAAGACCGTGTCCGGGTCGTTGGCCGGGGTGGCTGAGCAGTTCAAGGACTCGTTGGACCCGTCGAACTTCGGGTCCCAGTTCGCGGCGTTCGGGCAGCAGGCCGGGGCGTCGATCAGTGCCTTCGGGTCTGTCCTGACCAACGTCATCCCGACTGCTCTCAACTTGTTTCAGGCGATGTCCCCGCTGACGACGATCGTGGATCAGTTCCTGACGAAGATCGGGCCGGAGTTGCCGTCGTTCGCGTCTTCGTTGAGCGGTGCGTTCGGTGGGCTGGCGAACACCTTCACCGAGATCGGCCCGCAGATCTCGTCCCTGTTCGGGTCAATCGCCAAGGTCGTCGGCAGCCTCGGTGGTTCGCTCGGGGAAGTGGCCGGGCCGTTGCTCACACTGCTGTCTGGTCTGGCGAAGATCGTTGCGTCCGGAGCGGGACCGGTGCTGCAGGCCATTGGTGGGGCGATCGGTGACCTGCTCAAGGCGGTCACCCCGTTGGAGAAACCCCTCGGGGCAGTCGTCAAAGCCCTGTCCGGGTCGTTCGTGACCGTGGTCAGCGAGCTGGCCGGTCCGCTCACCGCGGTGGCTGGCGCCTTGTCCGGTGCGCTCGCCCAAGCCCTGCCGCCGCTAGCGAAACTGGTCGGGCAGCTCGCCGTCACGTTCGCCAAGGGACTCGGCCAGGCCCTCCGGGAGATCGCTCCGGATCTCCGTCAGCTCGGCCCGCTCCTGAGCCAGATGTTCAAGGCCATGGAACCGTTGGTCCCCGCCGTGTCCGGCATGTTCAAGGCGATCGAGCCGTTGGTGCCGTTGTTGGCGAAGGGGTTCATCGGCGCCGTCCGAGACGTCGTGGTCCCGGTCACGAAGTTCGTGGGGGAAGTGTTGAAGATGAAGGGCCTGTTCGGCACGTCGATCGGCACCGACCTGCTCATCGGCTTGGTGGCGATCAAGGGTGCGATGGTCGGGGCCCGGTTGGCGACCGAGGCGTGGACCGTGGCGCAGAAGATCGCCAAGGCCGCCACCGAGGCGTGGACCGGGGTGCAAGCCGCATTCGACGCGGTGATGGACGCCAACCCGATCATCCTCATCGGCCTCGCCGTAGCCGGTCTCGGTGTTGCCATCTACGAGCTGGTCACCCATTGGAAGACGGTGTGGGGTGACATCCAGAAGGCGGCGAAAGACGCGTGGGACTTCTTAGACAACGACGTCCTCAAGCCGATCCAGAACGCCTTCTCGACGGTGGTCGACTTCATCAAGCAGCACTGGGAACTGATCGGCGCCATCCTCATCGCCCCGTTTGACCCGTTCCTTGCTGCGTTCTTGGTGTTCCACAAGCAGATCATCGGGTTTTTTGAGGACCTGCCCGGTGACATCGAATCGGCAATCGGGGACCTGACGTCGATCGGGTCGAAGGTGATGAAGGACATCACCAACGGGATCGGCAACGTCGTGTCCGCGGTCGACGGGTGGTTCGGGAACGTCTATTCGGACATCGCCAACGCGGTCGGTTCGATCGTCGGTGTGGGCGCCAAGATCATCACCGACATCACGTCGGGGATCGGCAACGTTGTCGGGCACGTCACGTCGTGGTTCGGTGGTGTGCTCGGTGACATCGGCTCCGCCATCGGTGACGTCACCTCGGTCGGGTCGAAGATCATCGGTGACATCACCAAGGGCGTCGGGACGCTTGCCACCTGGGCAAAGAACATCTTCGGCGGGCTCGGCTCTGACATCAAGACCGGCATCGGGGACCTCACGGGCATCGGCAAGTCGATCATCGACGACATCATCAGTGGGATCAACGCCGGGATTAACGCGATCAACTCGCACATCCCGTCGATCCTCGGGCACAAGATCTTTCCGTCCATCCCCGACATTCCGCTGCTCGCCGAAGGTGGCATCGTCACCGCTCCGACGTTCGCGATGGTCGGTGAGGGCGGCTACCCCGAAGCGGTCATCCCGCTGAAGAACGGGCTCAGCCCGGCCGGCTTCGCTCAGTCGGTGAACAGCTTCATGGGCGGCGGGCAGGTCACCCCCTACGCTCCCGGCGGCACGGCTACCCCGGCTACGACGAAGACCGGCGTCGGCCAAGTCATCACCGTGTTTGCCCAGACGAACGCCAACGCCCAGCAGATCGGCCAAGAGGTGGCGTGGGCTGCGAAGACGGCCCCGGTGTTCGCATGACCAACTACCAGTGTTCCTACAACGGGCTGACCTTCGGTGGTCCGACCGGCAACGTGTCGATCGTTGATCTGACCGGCTTGGAGGACTTGGCCGACATCGGGTCGTCCGACACACCGAGACCTCGAGATGTGGGGATGCTCACCGGGTTGGATTTCCCGAACGGCCGGACTGTCATAGCGGACTTGGAGATCGTGGCGTCGACGGGGTTGACGTTGGCGCAGTCGGTCGACGTCGCGAAGGCGGCGTTCTTGCCGTCACCGGACACCAACCCGATCCAGATGCTTCCGTTGGTGTTCCAACTTCCCGGCCAGGCGGCCCGCCTGGTGAACTGCCGGGTCCGGAAGCGCACGACCCCGGTGAACGTGGCCTACGCCGGGGGGTTGGCGTCGATGCAAGTCCAGTTCTACGCGTCGGACCCGCGGATTTACGCTGCGACGGCCTCTTCCGGGTCGTGCGCGTTGCCGACACCGTCGTCGGGTTTCACGTTCCCGGTCACGTTCCCTCTCACGTTCGGTGGGACGAGCGGGTCGGGCGGGCAGATCGTCGCGACTAATGCCGGGGTGTACCCGACGAGGATGGTCGCGACGGTCACCGGGCCGTGCACGTCACCGAGCATCCAGAACGCGACCAACGGGACGGTGTGGGCGACCACGGCGGTGCTGAACACCGGGGACGTGCTGGTCGCGGACTTCGACGCGCACACGATCGTCCTGAACGGCACCGGGGACCGGTACTACACGCTGGTGTCCGGGTCGTCTTGGCAGGTGGGGGAGTTGCAGCCGGGCTCGACGACGTTGGAGTTCTTCTCGGCGGACGCATCCCCGACCGGTGCCACGTTGTCCGTGGCCTATTCGTCCGCGTGGATCTGAGGAGGACCATGACCACCACTACTGCTGTCCTGTCCGGGCCGAACACCACCCGTGGCACCCTGGCCGCTGCTGTCGAGGGTGACGTCGCGACGGGCGCCCACAACTGGGGTCTTGACGCCCCGAAAGGCCACGCGTGGCTGACCGTTCGGGTGACCGACCTAGACGGGCTGGCGGGCCTCGCTGAGGGCATGGGTTGGGTGTTGCGGTTGCATTTCCCGACCCCAGCCGTGCCGGACCCGACCCCTGACCCGTTGGCGGACATCATGCGCCGACTGGACCGATTGGAGACCGGCCAATGACCTTGCACTCACCGGTTTTCTTGCAGTCCGGGTCTTACACCGCGGACGACATGCGCCGATCTCACGCAGCGATCGTGGCCGGCGGCGGGGTGATGACCCTCACCGACAGTCTGGTGACGGCGGTGTCCGGGCTCACCGTCCAAGTCGCCCCCGGCCAGTTGTGGATTCCAGGGACCGAGGGTGGCGCCACGGCGGGCATGCCGTCGGGGCTTTACTCCGACGGTGTCTACTACTGCTACCAGGACGCCACGCTGAACCTGACGTGCGCGGCGGCGAACCCGACAAACCCTCGGATCGACTTGGTGTGCGCGGTAGTGAACAACGCCGAGTACACCTCGCCGGGCTACGGCTCGTCGAACACGTGGACTCCAGCGATCGTGACCGGCACCCCGGCCTCGTCGCCGTCCGCTCCGTCGCTGCCCGGTAACGCCATCGCTTTGGCGACCGTCGCTGTGGCCGCTGGTGCGAGCACGGTCGGGACGATCACCAACGAGCAAGCAGCAGCCCGCCTCGGGATCTACCCGGCGTTCTCGTTGGGGAGCCCATCGATCGGGTCGTTGGCGAACGGTTCTACAACCCCGGTCGCTCTCGGCACGATCGTCGTGCCGACAGCCACCCGGATCCGTGTCCTGTTCTCGGCGTCGTTCACGATCACCGGGACGTTCCAGGCGCTGACGATCAACAACACTGTTGACGGCACCAACGTGTCGTCGTCCGGGGTTGGCGGTACCTCCTACATCCAGACGCACATGACGTCGGGAGACACCTTCTGGTTGCTCTCGGCTGGGTCGACGCACGTCACCGCAGGGTCGCACAGCATCGGGGTGTCGCTCAGTGTCGGTGGTGGTGGGGCGTCGCTTGCCCCGTCAGAGGTGTACTGGGAAGCCCAAGCCGTCGCCTGCTAGATGGCTACCCAGCAGTTCACCTACCTTCTCTACGATCTGCTGACCAAAACCCCGCTCGGCGAGGTCGCGATGTACGGGGCGTCGTTCGGTTCGGTCCTCAACGGTGCTGGCACGTTCTCCGGGACGTTGAAGCTGTCCGACCCGCGCACCGCGTCGACGCTGTTGACCCGACCGGCGAACATGCTGCCGTCGCAGACCGCCCTGTACATCGACTTGGCCGGCACGTTGGTGTGGGGTGGGATCATCTGGACGACAACGTACGACTCGACCACCCAGGAGCTGGCCGTGGGTGGCAACGAGCTGTGGTCTTACTTCGCCCAGCGGGTCATCAGTTTCGCCAACCAAGCTGACGGCTCGACGCTGCTGTTCGCCGGCGTCGACCAGCTGGCGGTCGCACAGTACCTCGTATCGACCGCCCAGTCGCTCCCTGACGGAAACATCGGGGTGATCGTCAACGACTCCGTGACGTCCGGGGTGGACGTGGCGTCGATCTCGTGGTCGACCACCCAGCAGACGACGATCGCCCAAGCGGTCACCACCCTGGCCACCCAAGCTGGCACGACGGGAGAAGGCGAGGACGAGCAAGGCTTCGACGTTGCCGTCGACGTCGCCTACGCCTCCGGCACGCCAGCGTCTTACCTGACTCTCTCCTACCCGCGCCGGGGCCGGATCAGCCAAGGGGTGTCGGGGTCCAACATCGTGTTCGACACCGGGTCGAAGTACGCGGCCGGGTACTCGTGGCCGGTCGACGGCACGAAGCAGGCGAACACTGTTTACGGGGTTGGTGCCGGGACCGGCACCGCGTCATCAGGATCAGGACCGCTGCGGTCGCAGCAATCCCTCGCCGGCACCGGTTACCCGCTGCTCGAGGCGTCGTTGTCCCGTACCGACATCACCGACCAAGGGATCCTTGACGCCACCACACTGTCCTACCTGGCCGCGACTGCTTACCCGGTGGCGTTGCCGGTCCTCACGTTCGATCTTGGCATGACCACACCCGCGTTCGGGTCGTACCTGCTCGGCGACGACGCCCGGGTGATCGTCCAACCCGACGAGTACTACACCACCGGGTACGACGGCATCCTTCGGATCGTGCAGTGGGACGTGACCGTGGCCGACAACGGCCTGTCGACCGTCGCGTTGACGTTCAACGCACCACCTTTCCTCGACTAGGAGCATCATGGGCACCCAGGTTCAGCACGCAGACACGTTGGCGACCGTCGTGGCGTCGCTCGCCCAGCGGGTCAGTAACTTGGAGACTTCCCTCGGGAACAATCACGGGACGATCAGCAACGGGAACCTGATCGCCTTGTATGCCGACGGCAACGTGGCCTTGGTCTACGGCCTCCAGAACGACGGGACCTTCGGGCTGTGGCAGTACCCTGACACCGATGGCGCCTACCCGGCCAGCCCTACGGTGAAGCTCGGGGAACTCACCACGTCCTTGTGGGGCCTCGCCGTGCTGCCGTACGGCGGAAGCCAACTCCAGCAGGTCGGTGGGGCCATCAGCGCCTTCACCGTGGCAGAAGTGCAGACCGCTTCAAGCTCGTGGGCGAACCTGACCGGCGACCCCGAGGTCACGGCCGACATCGGCCCGTCAGGCGAAGCGCTCGTCACTATCTGCTGCAAGATCGCCACGGGCGGCATAGCGAACCAGAACGTCGAGGGCGTCGTGGGCGTTCAGGTGGATGGAGCATCCACTCCGTACGGGTACAACGCCTCCACTCCGCTCTCAGGGCCGTATATCTCCGCCTCGACCGCAGCCGCCAATGGTGTCAACGTCAGCGGCACCATCACCTGCCAAGTGAGCGGGCTCAGTGCTGGCACGCACACATTCTCGCTGCTGTACAACACCGCGAACATCACCGGAGGCAGCCCGACCGTGGGCTTCGGTCCAAGGTCCATCAGCGTCCAACCGCTGTAGCAAGAGGATGCAACCGCTCTAGTTGTGCTGGTAACCGTCCGACAGATCAAGGCAGCCGAGAAGCGAGCCACCGGGTAGGTCGAACTCACCCTGTATCTGCTGGTCAGGGGTCGACTCGGCCGATTCCGCTGGCGTTTCCGGCCATCCACCGGGACCACCGGGACCGACGCCGCCTCCTGCGTTGTACGTGCAGTACCCGTCAACGTCGGAGGACGGCGGCACGGGCCATGTGACGGACCCTGGAGCCGGCATGGCGGGCACGGTCGTCGTGGGGGCCACTGGCACCGTTGTCGTCGGGGCCTCTGTCGTGGGCGCTGATGCCAACGCAGTGACCGGAGTCGGCTCCGTGGGCGCTGACTGCGTTGGGCTCGACTCGACCGGAGTGGAAGCCACTGGAGCAGTGGTCGTCGGCACCGTCGGCACGGTCGTCGTGTCCACCGGAGCAGTGGTCGTCGGCGCCACAGTGGTCGTGGTCGACTGACGAACGGACGTAGTCGGAGCAGTGTCGTCTGCCCGTTGGAGCACCTGGACGTGTGCCGGTGCCGGCGACGCCGACAAGGCCAGCACGGCCCCTACACCGCCACCGCTGACAGCGATCACACCAGCACCAGCCAACGTCCACACACGGTTCACGAACAGTGAGCGTACGCCTCGGACGTGACGGTCGCACTGGTGAAGAAAAACACGAAGTAGGCTACGGGTGCCCTCGTCAGGTGACACTCCGGAGTTGTCTCTTCGTGACCCCTGACGGTACGGGCTGTGCTTACCGGTTTCGATAGCGCTTTCGGCCCGTCGCTTGCGGCGGCTAGAGCGGCTCGTGCCGCAGGGAACACGTTCTGGTTCGGTTACATCGGCGGACCCGGAGTGTTCCACAAGTGGACCACCACCGAATGGGCGGTCCTGCGCACCGCCGGGCTCACCCCCGGCACGATATGGGTGCCCACCTACGGTCTGGCCGAGAACCCGACCCAAGCAGCAGCCGACGCAGTCGGCGTCGCTGAGAGCGCGGGCCTGTTCGGTGCGGTCATGCTCGACACCGAAGAAGCGATGAAGAAGTCCGCCCATCTGGTCGACTTCGTCGACGCCTTCTGCGCGGAGATCACCAAGGCCGGCCGGGCCCCGGTCGTGTACGACGGTGCCGGCTATGTCGCTCCCGGCGCGGCCGGGTTCTTCCCCGAGTGGGGAACCACAGCGCAACCGTCCACCAGTTCGGCGATCCAGTACGGCCCGGCGGTCCGTTACGGCACGTCCGTCGACGTCGATGCGTGCGGGCCGTCGTTCCCGCTCGGGTCGTGGCTGCCCCCAGTCCCTGGGCCGCCCGCACCAACACCCGTCCCAGGTCCACCGGTCGTGCACGCCACGGTCGTCAACACCTGGACCAACCCTGAAGGGACACCCATGGCCACCGAAGAGGTCACGATCGCCGTCGCCAGCGGCTACGGCTTCGCGATCACCGACATACCGTTCACCAACTGGACCGGTGCGGATCCGACGATCAACGGGTCCGATCCTGCCGTCGACGGCCACTACACGGCTGGTGAGGCGAACGCCCAGAACCGTGGCGGGGATTTGCTCGTCGAGGTCACCGACTGCGCCCTCGCCACCCCGACCGTTGGTGGCGGGTTCACGAAAACTCCGTTCACCGGGCCGGTCACCGTATTCATCGAGACGACCACCTGATGCCCGACGCAGATCCGGTGATCGAGTTCTCCGTGCGACAGCTCCTCGCGGAGATCCGCACCGAGCTCGGCACCCGGCTGTCGGAGATCCGGGCCGAGCAAGCGTCAGGGTTCTCTCGGCTGGAGACTCGACTGGAGTCCAAGGCCGACAAGACCGACGTGGCGAAGCTCCAGTCCGACTTCGCTCATCTCGGCACCCGGTTGGAGTCGCTCGAACAGCGGCAGCGGGCTGCGGACATCGAGGAGAAGGCGCGCAAGTCCCTAGTCGAGGAGGAGCACGAGAAGTCTGAGTTCCGTCGTACTAGGGACGAGCTGCGGCGCACGCACCGGCAGTGGTACTACGGGATCGGGATAGCCACCGTCTCGGCGGTCGGTGCGGCCCTGATCGAGGCGCTGATCCGATGATCGTGGCGCTTTACGCGGCTGTGGCCATGGTGGCCAGCGACATCTTCGGGACGTTGCTGACCCAAGCCCAGGCGCGGAACAAAGCGGCGTTGGCCGGGTGGTGTGACACCGCCGGCTGGTTGGTGGCGATCTTCACGACGTCGTGGTCGGTCGCTGCGGTCAACGGGCACGACACCGCCAAGAAGTTCGTGGTCTTAGCTGCGGTCAGCGCAGCCAACTTCGTCGGGTCGTACGCGGGGACGAAGATCGGGGCGCGGTGGGTCAAGGCCGCCACGCCGCTACCGCTTGAGTTGCACGACTGTAAGGACCGGCTTGACGCGATCACCGAGCGGGTCACCGTGCTGGAGATGGCAGCGCGATGACTGTCCAATCGCCCGACGACGCCGAGCGGCACCGTCTGCGAGTCCTCGTTGGCGACCTACGCCGCCAGGTCCACGAGTTGCAAGCGCAGCTGAACGCCGAGCGAGCCCACGTCCGACACCTAGAAGCGACGGTGGCGCGCAGACGGTGGTGGCGCCCATGAGCCACCGTTGGCTGCTCGTCGTCTACGCACTCGCCACCTTGGCCGTGGGCTTGACCGTCCTCGCTTTCACCCGGCCCGATCCGGCCAGCTTCGCGTACCGGTGGTACTGGCAGAACGACTCCGTCGGCAACTTCGCTGCTGACGCCACGCTCGCTGTCCTCGCAGAACGGAAGATCGTCAAGGAGTGGCGGGCCAAGAAGGCCCGGGACGCCAAGCAGGACCGCCAGCAGGCAGAGCACGGGGAGCTGCTCCGGTCGTTGCACACCAAAACCGACCGGATCCACGCCCATCTCGGGATTGAGGGGAACTGATGACCGGAACCCACGACGTCGCCGCGCACGACCAAGCGGTCACGCACCGCTTCATCGTCCACTATCCCGAGCATCCGGCCCGGGCCGACGACCCGCACTATGTCGACTTCAACGCCTACCACAAGGCGCACCGAGCGACGGCCCGTTGTGCGCTCGGGCAGCGTCTCGGGTTCGACACCTGCCTCGACGCCCAAGGCAACCCGGCCGCACCGCCAGCCGATGGTGGCGAGCAACCGGGGTTGGAACTGCACCACTCACACGTCGAGTTCTCAATCCAGAACGGTGTGGACCTGGCCCTGCTCGAGCTGGACTACCCAGGGATCTCCGACCCCACCCAAGTCGGGGCGTGGGTCGAGTCCGGAGACAACCTCATCTGGTACTGCGCCGGGCATCATCGCGGCGCTGGCGGAGTGCACAACGTTGACGCGTCGAACTGGGAAGCGGAACGGTACGTCCGGGACCTGATCGCCAAGCCCAAGGCGGCGCCATGACCCGTTGTTACTGGTGGGGCGTGCCGTTCGTGTCCAACTTCGGGGACGTGATGTCCGCCGCGGTGCTCAACCATTTCGCCGGGGTCGACGTCGAATGGTCCGAGCCGGCGCAGGCCGAGATCGTCGTTTCGGGGTCGGTGCTCGATGTCCTCCCCGACGGCTGGTCGGGGGTCGTGGCCGGCGCCGGGACGCTACTGAATGGCACCCGACGGGATCTGACGAAAGCTACGGTGCTGGCCGTCCGTGGCCACCTGACGTTGCGGCAGTTGACGCTGGGCGACGGTGTGGCCCCGGTGATCGGTGATCCTGGCCTGCTGGCCTCCGAGCTGGTCGCCGTCGACCGTGGCCGTTACGAGCTGGGCGTCGTGCCGCACTGGTCGGACATGACCTTGTGGGACCGCTTCAAGCGCCTGAACCCGCTGCCGATCCCTTCGACGGGGGATCCGCTTGAGGTGATCCGGCTCATCGGGTCGTGCAAGAAGATCGTCACGTCGTCGTTGCACGGGGCGATCGTCGCCGACAGCTTCGGCATTCCACGCCGGGTGGAGCGGTTCCCGGGCATGGTGACCAGCCCGAAGGAGGGTGGGGAGCACAAGTTCCACGACTACGCGTCCTCGCTTGGTCAGCCGATCGAGTGGTGCAAGCACGGCGGACAGGTCGCACCACCGGAACGGGTCGAGCAGATCCAGGCGGACTTGTTCACCGCTCTCGGCAAGATCAAGGGGCTCGTCGATGTGTAGGCGCCGACTGCGACGCCAGATAAGCCTGCTCGTCCCGGTGCACGGCACAGAGTCGTGGCGTGCCCGGGACTGGGCGTGGTTGCACCGTTACTGGCAAGCGGAGCTGCCCGGGTGCGAGATCGTGGTTGGCCGGGACCGTCACGCCGAGCGGCGCTGGTGGCGGTGCCATCCCCGGGTGTTCTCCAAGACGACGGCGATCAACGATGCGTTCGCCCGGTCGCACGGTGACGTGATCGTGATCCTCGACGCTGACGCCTACCTGCCGGGGTCGAAGATCGTGCATTGCGCCGCCCGGTTGCGCGCCGCCCGACGTGCCGGGGCCCGGCTGTGGTTCGTCCCGTACCGGCTGCTGTTTCGTCTCACTCAGGACGCCACGGAACTGGTGATCGGCTCTGACCCGGTCGCCCCGTACCGGTTCCCGACGCCGCCCCCTGCGGTCGACGTCGAGTCGGTGGCCGGATCCGGGCATCTCCACGGACACCGGTACGGGGCGCTGTGCCAGGTGATGCCCCGGGAGGCGTTTGAGACGGTGCAGCGCGCCGACCCCCGGTTCTGTGGCTGGGGTGGCGAGGACATCAGCCTGCTCATGGCGCTCGACACGTTATGGGGGCCTCACCGCAACCTGCCCGGCCAGGTCTTGCACCTGTGGCACCCCCGCCACGTCGATCCGGGCATCGCCGCTGGTACCGAGCAGTCGACGGTGCTGCGGGCGTGGGACGGCCAGGACCAATCACGCCCGAACGACTGGCTGACCGACCAGTACTACGCCGCTAGTGGCAAGGCCGCCCGGATGCGCCGCCTTGTTGACGAACACCCGAAAGGAAGAGCATGAGAACCACTCCCGAAAGGAAGAGCATGAGAACCACTCTCAAATGGCCGGGGATCTCCCCGGCCGTGTCCCAGTTACTCACCCACGTCACCGTGGTGTTCCTGACCGCGTTCGGCGGGCAGCTCGTCGCAGGGGCGACGGGTGCGATCACGTCGATGCCGACCCTGCTGGCGCTCCTCACGGCCGCTGCGGCAGCTGGGGTGACCGCGGTGGCACATTACGCCCTCGGGCTGATCCCGACACCGACGCCGGCCGTGACGGCTGCTGTGGTGCCGCTCAAGATCCCGAAGGCTGTCCAGCAGGTCATCTGGTCGACCGTGATCGTGTTCCTGACCGCGTTCGGCGCCCAGCTCGTGGCTGGGGCGTCGAAGGTCGTGTCCATCCCCACCCTTGTGGCGCTTGTCGCTGCCGGGTGCGCTGCTGCTGTCACTGCTGCCGTGCAAGCACTCCTCAAGCTGGTCCCGGTCCCCGTGGTCGTGTCCGCCGTCCGGGCCGTGTCGACCGGTCCTGCCTCGATGGGGACCTTTGCACCTCCTGTGTACCTAACCGGCGCCACCTTTGCACCTCCTGTGTACCTAACCGGCGCCAAGGGGACGCCAAGCCTCAAGCTCGGGAAGCTCACCGCCTACCGCCCACCGGGTCTCAGGGATCTGGTCGGCTACGCCAAGACCCCGCTGCCGTCCGTGCCGGACAAGGTGTCAATCCCGAAGACCACCTACGCGATGGACGGCAACGACCAAGTGGGGGACTGCACGCTCGCCGGGGCGTGCCATGTGATCGTCGCCGCGAACGCCCAGGTCGCCATGTCCGACCCGGTACCGGCCGACACCGAAGTGATCGACCAGTACTACGCCATCACGGGTGGGCAGGACACCGGGTGCGTCGAGGCCGACGTCCTCAAGCTGTGGCACACCAAGGGCCTGTTCGGTGGCAACAAGATCGCCGGGTACGCCCCGGTCAACCCACGCGATGTCACGGCGATCAAGCAGGCCATCGCGTTCTACGGGGCTGCGTACATCGGCGTGGCCTTGCCGCAGTCCGCGCAGCAGCAGTTCGGTGCCGGGCAGCCGTGGACGGTCGTCCCCGGTTCCCCGATCTTGGGCGGTCACTGCATCGTGCTTGTCGGTTACGACACCACCTACGTGCAGGCCGTCACCTGGGGGGCTGTTGTGAACGTCACCTGGGAGTGGTTGGGAAAGTACTGCGACGAGGCGTGGGCCATCCTGACCCGCGAGATCGTCGAGGCCGGCTACGACGCCCTCCACATCGACCTGACCGAACTCCGCGCCGACCTGGCGTCGGTCTAACGAAAGGAATCACTGATGGCCGCTTCCACCTCGTGGCTGAACGCCACGCTCGCTGGGACTGCCGGTGGGATCACCCTGCTCGCCTACGCGAGCGTTCACAACTCAACCCCGGGAACGGGCGGCGCCGGGGAGATCTCCGGCGGGTCGTACGCCCGGCAGGCGAACACTAACGGGGCACCGTCGTCCGCGGCGAGCTCGAACTCGTCGTCGATCTCGTGGTCGATACCGGCGTCGACTGCCGGTATCGGCTGGATCGGTTACTGGTCGGCGTCATCTGGTGGGACTTGGGAGACCGACGTCGTGCTCGGCACCGCTGTCACGTTCTCGTCCGCCGGGACGCTCACCGCGGCCTCCGGTGCGCTCACCCTGTCCGCGTCGCAGTCCGCATAAAGGAGAACATCCATGGCACTCACCAAAACACCGATTGGCGTCAATGATGACGGTACGCCCCGGTACCACTACCTCTACGAGGGCGATGGCGATGGTGGCGTCCTGTTGACCGGCAAGACGGTCGCGGGGACCGTGACGTTGGCCGATGGGACCGTCTACGACATCACCCCTGAGGTGATCGAGCACGCCCCAGGTCATGCCGGCCCGATCTGCCATCACATTGAGCTGATCCACGAGGAACGGGGCACGTTCGGCCCGGACTGGGTGCACGTCTGCTCGGACGCGTGCGGCGATGAGCCGTCGGTGAACGTCCGCAAGGTGGTTTAAATGTCACGGCCGCTCTACCGCGTCACGAACGGGCCGTCACCCACCACGGCACCGACCGCGAAGGTCACCACCGGCACGTCTACCAAGACACTGCTCCAGTTGCTCCACCCATCGGCGCAACTCACGATCGTGGAATGGGGGATCAGCTTCGACGGGTCAAGCGCAGCAACACCGATCCAGTGCGAACTGATCCACACCACCACGGTGGCGGCGACAGTCACCGCCTATGTCGCCAACGACGTGACGCTGTTCTCCAACCCGACCGGGAACACGCCAGGCTTGACGCTGTCGACCTCCGGGTCCGGTTACACGGCCACCGCCGAAGGGTCCGTCGTCGCACCCGTTCGGGTGGGTGACTATCAGCAGGTCGCACCGACCAACCAGTACGTCAAGCAGTTCCCCCTTGACCAAGAGTTCGTCATCCCCGCTGCTGGTGTGGGCCGGATCCGGGTGACCGCCGGGACTGCTGTGAATGCGGTCTGCTATTGCGTATTTGCCATAGGGTAGGAGTCCACTGTGGCCGTTGATCTGTTTACGAACAACGCTGCTACGACGCTGACCGCAGCGATTTCTACGACACCGGCTGCCGGGACGTCGGAGACGTGGGCCCTGTCGTCAACTGCGGCGCCGCTACCGCAACCCACATCAGGGGTTGGCCAGTATCGGGTCACGGTGGGCCCGGCAACGGACACCAGCCCGGAAATCGTGTGGGTCACCGCCATTGTCGACTCCACGCACGTCACGGTCCTGCGTGGCATGGAAGGCTCAACGATCAAAACCCACTCCAGTGGGGATGCGTTCACGCACACGCTCACCGCCGGTGCGCTTACCGCGATGGCCTATGCCCCGGCGCTAAGCGATTCCGCCACTGTGTATGTCGCCACGGACGGTAACGACTCCAACAACGGCCTCACTTGGGCCACCGCAAAAGCCACGATCACCGCCGCGGTCGCAACGCTTGGCACCGGCGGCGGGACCGTCCAAATCGGCCAAGGCACGTTTACAGTGACCAGCTCGTCAAGGTCGGACGCTGGGGTGTCCTACACCGGGTCCGGGTCCACGTACTCGTGGACCGATACCCACATCACTACTGGCGACGTCGGGTCTTGCGTGATCGGACCTGGCATCAACGGGCGGTCCCCGAAAATCGTGTCCGTCGTCGCAGGCACCAGTTTCGTCACCGACATCGCCCCGGCCGGAACCGTCAGCGCGGCCACGATGGTCATCGTCGCCCCTGCCATTGTCATCGGTGACGGCGTCACATTGCAAGGTCAAGGCGCCCCGTTTGGTGCTGTTCCCGGTATTACCGGCGGCACAATTATCTACGACAACGGCACCGGCATCACCGTTTTTCTTCGCGGCGGAAACAACGAGGCCGCCTATTTCGGCCGCACCAAAATCAAAGATTTAGGCCTGTGGGGTAAGTCGACCAACGGCTCGTTCGCGACAACAGCTGGCACACTCGGCGGGTTGTACGTGAACAACAACAGCTCGTTCCTTGAAGTCTGGGACGTCGACTTCACCGGGCACTACTACTGGGGCGCCGCCGCTGACTACAACATCAACTCGATCGACTTCCACAACTGCGCCTTTTCCTATTGTGGTCACTCCGGTGCCACCACCGCTACCGGCGGATTCGTCTACGGCCTATATAACGGGTTCGCTTCGGCAGCGATCAACTTTTACAACTGCTGGGGTTATGAGCTGTACGGGTTTTTCGTTGTCAACGCTCCTGCCGGACAAGGCTCGATCAATTTGTATTCGTGCCAATGGAACGTCATCCTGGCAACCTCTTACTACCTGTCCGGGTCCGCGGTTCAAGTCGTCGGACCGAACAGTCTCATCTCGAACTGCTGGTCCGAGTCGTGCGCCTTGTACGACGTCGTCGTCAACTACGGGTATTGCACCGTCATCTCCTCGTCGCTGTTCGGTGCGGGAACCGCCGCCGTATACATTGCCGGGTCGTCGTCGGTGATCAACCTGATCGGGGTCGACTCCGCCAGCCATTCGTCCGCGACGGTGGTGCGCTCCGCAGGCGTTGTGAATTGGGTAGGCGGCGCGATCAGCGACACGACGTTTATGACCGGCGGACCGACCCCCACCCAAGCGTCCGGGATCGGAAACTACGGGGGCGGCCCGATCGTCGCGACGGGCGGTGTGTCGCCAGGGAACTTCGGTGCGATGGCCCCCGGTAATCAGATATGGCAAGGTTCTGGAGCCCCCGCTAGCGGTAATGGCAGTAATGGGGATTATTACTTTCGCACTGATGGCACTGGTACTTCTCATATTTATTTTAAGTCATCGGGCGCGTGGGCGGCATTGGTGTAATTTATGACACCCCTCATTGCGGATCTGCCACTGCTTATTCGCTATCGGCTGATCTGACCCGTGGCCTACGCCCGCGTCCAATCAGCGACCGCGTACCTTGCGACGTCGGGAGGTACCACCACGGTCACACTCGGGACTGCAGCGACCGCAGGAAACCTTCTCGTCGGGACCGTCAACGCCTACCCGGTCGGCTCGACTGTCACCCCGCCAACCGGTTTCACCCTGCTCGGTCGGGCCACTGGGAACTCCGCATCGGGTGACATCGTCTTCTATTCCAAGATCGCCGCTGGCGGCGAGACAGCGTTCGTGTGGGGCGGCACCGGAACCGGCGAGTACTCTGAGTTCTTCGTCACCGAATACTCCGGCAACCCGTTAGCGGTAGCTATTGACGGGACTGTATTAGCGGTCAAGCCCGGCGCTGGCGTCACGTCGATCACCATGACCTACGGATCCGCACCGGTCGCTGCGGGCGAGCTCGTTATTGCCGCCTACTCTACGACCGCCGGGACCGCTAGCACGACGCCTTCAGGATGGAACCAAGACTGGGAGGTCCTGACCAGTGATGATTCGGTCGGCATTTACTGGCAATCGTCCACGACCACCGCGCCCACGGGCACATTCACTTGGACGACGTCGTCCACGGCGTCGGGTGGCATGGTCGTCATTAAAGCGGCGTCAGTAACCGCACTCCCGACGCCTGTAGTGCCCCCCACTGCGGTCATGAGGGCAGCTAGCCGGTGAGATTCGGCCGGTCGTTCCCAGTCCCAGCACACCAGCAGATCCCCTTCAACGGGGCCCAGACCTACTACGTCTCATCGACCGGGTCCGACAGCAACAACGGTCTGTCCCCGCTGACACCGTGGCAGACCATCACCAAGGTGAACGCCCACACTTTCGTACCGGGCGACACAATCCTGTTCCTGACCGGCAACACATTTTCTGGTGCGATCTATGTCCCGCAGAACTCTGGCACCGCAGCCAACCCGGTCACGTTCGGCAGTTACGGCACCGGCCAAGCCACGATCTCGTCATCTAGCTTCGGGTTTTACGTCTATGACACCAGCGGGGTCATCGTCGACAACCTGACGATTACCGGGTCTTCCGCTCTCAGCGCCGGGGATGGTGGGGTCGAGTTTTACGCCGACAACGGCTTGTACGCAAACATTCAAGTCAACAACTGCAACATCTCCGGGTTTACGAGCGGGATCTCGATCGGCGGGTCATCCGGTGGTGGTTTCACGAATGTGACCGTGTCCGGTGGGTCAGTGTCCGGCAACCGTGACAACGGGCTCATCACCTACGGCCCGTCGTTCAATACCGGCGCCCCCGCCTATGCCCATTCCAACGTCACGGTTACCGGGCTCTACGCGTACAGCAACCTCGGGAACTCGTCCAACACCACCAGCCAATCAGGCAACGGAATTGTCCTCGGGTCGGTCACCACCGGCACGGTCACCCTTTGCGCTGCGTACGGCAACGGCACCAACAACGCCTACACCGGAGGGGGCCCGGTCGGAATCTGGACGTACGCGTCGACCGGCGTCACGATCTCGTCGTGCGTGGCCTACAGCAACAAGTCCGGAACCGGAGCCGACGGTGACGGATTCGACCTGGACATCGACACCACTTATTGCACCATCGAATACTGCCTGGCATACAGCAACTACGGGGCGGGGATTCTCGCCTATGGCACCAACAGCTCGTGGACGACCAACACCGTCCGATACTGCATCACCTACGGGAACGGGCAGAATCCGTCCGGCGGGTACGGCGCAGAGATGGCCGTGCCGGGCACCACGAACTCGCTCATCTGCTACAACAACACGTTCGTCGCGACCGGCACCAACCAGCCGTTGTACCTGGCCGGGTCGCACACCGGTGACGTGTTCTGGAACAACATCTTTTCTGCGGCGTCCGGAAAGTCTGTGTATTCGACCACTGCGTACACGACGTCCCAAGTCGAAATGCAAGGCAACGACTACTGGTCGACGTCAGGCATGTCTGTGCAATGGGGCACCACGGATTACACGACGCTCGCAGCTTGGCAGTCGGCCACGTCCCAAGAACTGAACTCCGGCACACCGACCGGGTACGCGATCACACCCGGTCTTGTCTCCGCCGGGTCCGCGCCGACCGTAACCAACCCGGCCGCTTTGGCTGGCGCAACTGGATTTGATTTGGCTTCAACTTCTGGACTTTTGGGCGCTGGGTTGGACATATACGGGTTGTTCGGTCACAACATCGGAAGCTCTGACTATTTTGGTAACTCTCCGGCTTCACCGTTTAACATCGGTGCCTACTCCGGGGTGGGCCTCAGTCCCTACGAGACTGGCCTCGGCGTCCCTGGGTCCATGTTGGCCCAGCCAGGTCGCTTAATACCAGCGTCGGTGGGGGTGCCAGCCGCATCTCCCCCTTCTGCCTCTGGAACTGGCACCTTGTCTTTTGTTGGCAGTGGCTCATCTACTCTGAGCCTTCCCACTAGTACAGCTACTGCCGTAGTGGCCCTCAGCGGATCCGGTGCCTCGACCCTTTCTGTCCCCACTTCATCCGCTACGGGCGCAGTGTCCATCTCTGGGACAGGGTCGGCAACCCCGTCTCTACAGGCTGGCGCTGGCACCGGGACCGTGGCTTTCACTGGTACGGGGTCGACCAGCTCTTCACTCGGCGCGACCGGGTCTGGGGCGCTTTCTTTCTCGGGCGCTGGTTCCACCACTTTGCAGGTGGCGACAGCAGGTTCCGGGGCTGTCTCGTTCTCTGGTAGTGGGTCAACGACACCCACTATTTCTCTTGGCACCAGTGTCGGTACCTTGAGCTTCGTTGGCAGTGGGTCCTCAGTACTTAGTATCCCCGCTTCCGCAACGGGTACTCTCTCATTCGCTGGAACGGGTTCCACGACCCTTACCGTCGCCACGGGGGCGTCGACTGGCACTCTTACATTTACGGGAGCTGGTCAGGCTTCCCAAGTTGGCGCTGGCACCGCCACCGGGCTACTGACGATCGCTGGGACGGGCACGGCAGGCCCCGTGGTTCCCACCACCGGAACAGCAGTCGTCACATTCGCAGGGGGCGGATCGACGACCGTCCGCCTCGCCGCGGCCGGCGCCGGCCTCGTCGCGTTCACCGGGTCGGGCACTCCGACTGTCCACCTGTCCGCAATCGGCACCGGACTGCTCGAGCTGGTCGGCACCGGGACAGCCAGCAACGGATCCGTCGTCCCGATCGACCAAACCATCCAACTCACCGTCCCGCTCACCGCCAACGTGCTCGGCGTGCCGCTCAGCGTCAGCGGTATCACCGTCCCACTGACCGCCAACCAACTAGAGGTGACCGCATGACCACGCTCGTCTCCGGGACAACCGGCCCGCCACTCACCCTCACCTTCACACGAGCGGGCGCCGCTATCGACCTGACCGGTTGCACCGTTGTCGCCACGATCCAACGGCCCGGGCTCACCACGCTCACCCGGTCACTCACCGTCCTGTCGCCGGCCACCAACGGTCAAGCACAGCTTCTCTGGGAGACCGGCGACCTGACCTTGACGTCATCGCAGACCCAAGTCCAATACCTCATCGACTTCCTCATCACCGACCCCACGTTCGACGAGATCCAACCAACGTCGCTGCCCGTCACCGTCCGCGCACCGCTTACTTAGGAGACACCATGACCGACCCCGCTGATTCCGCCGCCCTCACTGCCGCTGCCGCTGCCGTCGAAGCAGACCTCACCGCTGACGACACGACGATCGCAACCCTCCAAACCCAAGTCGCGACATTGACCGCCGAGCTGGCCACGGCCAACACCAAGATCGCCCAGCTTGAGGCGGAACTCGACCCGTTGGCCGTAACCACCGTCACCCTGCCCGCCGCCACGGTAGGTGTGGCCTACACCGCCACCCTGCACGCCGCTGGTGGCACCGAACCGTACACGTGGACAGCCACCGGGCTGCCGTCCGGGCTCACTTTGTCGTCGTCCGGGGTCCTGTCCGGGACACCGAAAAGCGCCCTGAGTTTGGCTGTGACGTTCGTCGTGACCGACACGTCGACACCAGCACAGCGGGCCAGCGGCCTCGTCACCATCACCATCAGCCCGGCACCCGTCCCACCACCGTCTGCGGTCCCGTTCTCCGCCAGCTTCGGCCGTCCCATCCCCACCAGCCAACCGGCCGACCCGAACTCCGCCGCCATCACGAAGGTGGTGGAGAACTACGTCGCCAAGCCCGAAGGAACCGATCCTTCAGGCGGGTACTTCTGGGGCGTCAACCTCGGAGCAAACGGCATCCAGGTGATGGAAGCAGTCACCACGTTGGTCCCGCTTGTTTGCGTCGGCAGGCCCGGTTACCCCACCACTCTCCCTGCTGGCTTCCCGACCAAGCTCGGCATCCCCACCGCGGCAGCAGTGGGAAGAACCCTCACGGGCTACCCCACAGCGTTCTCAAAGGACCTCCCCTTCATCTTGATCGACCCGGTGAAAAACACCGCCACGGAGATCTGGGAGCTCACGGCTGATGATGCTGCTGGGTCCTCGTACCACTGCACCAACGCCGGTCAGTACGCGTACACGCCTTCCGCCACTGGGGTCGGCAAAGGGGGGTCCCTACCGTTCGGCTCCACGGCTTTATCGGCTGCCGGGATCTCGTACGCTGCGACGCTGCTCATGCAGGCTGACGTGGTGGCCGGCGTGGCGAAACACATGCTTGCGTGCGCCCTCCCGGTGGGTGCCCAGCCTCCTCGGATGCCCGCCACGGCGTCGGACTACGCCAACGCCCCTGCCGGTGTCAACCCGGCCGCGTACCCCGGGCAGGGCACCATCTACCGGCTTCCCCCGTCGCTCGTCGTGCCCTCGACTTGGCCGCTGACCGAACGGGTCATCGCCACCGCGCTGCGGGACTACGGGATGATCTGCATCGACCAGGCCGGTGCCCCGCAGATCCAGGCTCAAGGCCCGATCGGCGGGCTCACGTCGACCGATGACCCGATCAGCGCTGGCATGGCCGGCGCGCAGGAATACAACGTGCTGAGCAACATCCCTTGGTCCGAGCTCGAAGTGGTCCTCGGCCCGACCGACTGGACTGCCACCGCCGCGAACTGGTGACCTAGCTGGCGTGCAGTCCGCCAGGCCCGTCCCTTCGGGGACGGGCCTTTGGTCGCGCCGGAGCGTCGCTCCCCATTCAGCTCCCCACATACCAGGCGACACCCGATAGACCACCCGACATAAACCCTGCTCAGACGGGACCATGCGACGTCATGTGGAGCGTGGAACACGAAGTCATCGCACTCATAATCCCTTGGTTGCGGGTTCGATCCCCGCCGAGCCCACC